ACAGGTGGTGGCGCAATAGCCATACCGAAAGGGTGGGTAACAAAAATAGAATACCTATCTGTTGACTACGCAGAACAAGAATAACTTGTCAAGAAAACATTTTTAAAAAAGATTATTGATTGGAGAGAAAATATGTTTAGATTAGATTCTCACCAAAATACAAATCACAGGAGACAATATGGAAAATCAAGAAGTATTAAAAGCCATAGCTGTCCTCGCTGACAAGGTGGGGCGCTATCATGAACGTTTAATGTTTGTGGAAAGAGAATTAGAGAAACATCAGAAAGACAAAGCAAGTCACTGTGATGAAAATTGCGAGTGCAGGAAGAACTAAAGTTCTCCTCCTTCGCCCATCACACCAGGCATTTTTACGACACGAATGGTAACATCTTTGGCCTTTGATTCGGCCCAAGGTTTACCACAGTCGTTACAATTACCTGTAGCTTTTTCTTCTTCATCAACTTCTGCTTTACAATTAGAGCAATATATTTTTACATATACTTCAGGTTTAAGAATAGGGATTTGTTTATCACCTACTGTTTCGTGACCAACGACTTCTGCGTCTTGTACTTTTTTACCTATATCTGACATTATGATATCTCCATTAAACTAACCAGTATTTTTACACCATTTCCTAATATTTTAACAGCATCTTGTTGCTCTAAAATTATAGGCTGTGTAAGTATTTCTGACTCTGCACCATCAGCTAAAGTATCTTTAAATATTTCAATATCTAGTGGTGAACTAGCATCATAATCTAATATTGATACAGTAGTAGCTACGCCCCCTCCAGATTGATTAGATAATCTAATACTTTTTATGATAGCTGTTGTCGGTAAAACAGGGGGTACGGCTCCTTCATTAGCTGTAGGAACTGTATAGACAGCTGTTAGAGAACCAGTCGCTGTCTTAGAAAAACTTTTAAATGCATCAGCCAAGGAAAAAACTCCTTGCTGTAGATTCGTCTTTTATATCTTGTTGAAAACCAAAGTTTAACTGTTGTGTTATTTGTTCTAACACACGAATTAACGCATCAAACTGAGAAGCTTCGTACTCAGGTGTTGAGTCTGGTAATCTTGTTGTTGCTATTTTAGCCATTATCTACCTCCATCTGGTTTAATATCTAGTCTTAACGTACCATAACGCCAATTAGCTCCTACTTCAGTGCTTCTTACATCTATATTAGCTTGTCTACCTCTACCACGTAAATCAAATTTTGTCGTGCTAGTAGTTATATTTCTTGTTATTGTTGTAGCAGATTCTGAAGGATATGCTTTAAAACCTAATTTTATGGTAGCTTCTCCTACTTGATCTTTAAAATCAGGTATACCTCTACTAATAGAAAGCATTTGTTGACCGTCTTGTATATCAAAATCACCTGATGTTATAAACGCTGTCATAGCTGTTCCGTCATCATCAAAACCTACTTCATGTTCATAAAACGTTGTAGCTCCCGCAGTTAAACCCAACACTGTTGGTGTTGTTCCATTTGAACTTGCATCATATTTTGTTGCATAAGGTTGTTGATATACGCCGTAATCTGACCATGTTGTTCTTGCAAGATTAGATGTATACCATGTTCTTTCAAGGTAATTATATGTTACAGCTCTATCTATTTGAGTTGAATCTGAAGAAGGATAAAACCAAGTTATTTCATTAAACTCTGAATTAATACCCGCATATGTCTCAGGATAATTTGCAATACTAAAATCTTCAAATACATAATCTTGTACACTACAAGGTATTTTTTTAACTGTACCATCGTACAAATAGAAAGAGTTTTGAGACATCCAATAAGCTACACCATTAATATCTACTGCTGAATGTACGCCTACTGCTCCACAGTTAGCACCTAATTCAACAAGTGAAAATGTAAACGGAGCACCTACAAATTGTAAAGCATGTAGTGAGTTATCTGTCCAAACTAAAACAGCATTTCTTGATCTAACAGCAGCTACAATCTTTGATCCATCTTGTATTCTAAAAGAACCTGCTGTGTTTGTTGCTGTTGGAGACCATGTATTAAAATCTTCTTGTGAAGAAAAACGTAAAAATAAATCATCTTGAGTAGAAGTATTTCCAATTGTAGTTTCTGTTCCAAACAAAAATATATGTCTGTCAGGCATAGATACTAAATTAAATCTAGAGTTTGTTGGAGCCGCAGATATTATAGTAGCTCTCGTTGATAACCCAGCAGATGTATCCCATCTAAATGTACCACCTTTGTGTACTGTAGCAATTAAATCTTCACCAAAGTTATCAAAGCTCCAGTTACGACCATCTAGTGTAACAGTAGATGTTGATCTAGGAGTGTTCCATGTGCTTGTATTCCATGTGCCAATACCCCAACCATAACCATATACTGAAGCATCGGGACCAATACTAATTTGATAATTTATATTACCTGTGCCACCACCTCCGCTTGTAGATCCAGAGGCATTGCTTGATTGCGTAACAACATAATTATTTGCATCAGTAACAGAAGTTACTTCAAACTCTGCATTCATATCTAAACCATCAATGGCAGAAAAAGAATCAAAGGTTACAAAATCTCCTATGTTTGCACCGTGTCCGTTGTCCGTTACTGTAACGTTATTTGTACTGTTAGTTGTAAAAGGATTAGAGGCACTACTTGTTGTTTTTCTTATGGGTGTAACATCAGCAATAGTACCTTCTGTGTATATATAGAATTTTCTATCTGTTCCGAGAGCCGTGTACCGTACACCATTTAGATCTGACCATGCATGTATGTCCCTTGCTACTCCTATGATTGTGTCGTTAACAAGTTTCTGCCAACCACCTACTTTTTGAGGTAATCCGTAGTGAAATCTAACGTTATCTGAATCAATCCAACGTCCCTCTGCACCATATTCAGTGTTTTGTTTGTCTATACCAGGTTGAAATTGTAATTTAGCTAATGGCATTATATCCTCAAATATCTAAAAACTATTATACCGTCACCACCTGCACCGCCAGGAGCTCCTTGTTCTGTGCCGCCGCCTCCACCGCCGCCACCTTGTGATCCAGCACCACCAGTTTGACCAGGCTCAGGAGCTCCTCCATTACCTGCAGCACCACCAGATCCAGCAGTTCCTGCTAAATTAACGAAAGACGCACCACCTGACGATCCAACACCATTGGCATTATCACCACTATATCTTACACCGTCAACACCGTCTGTTCCGTCACCTTGCTGATTAAAAGCGCCTCTTGGACCAGAGGTAAAAGTTGTAATATCTAAACCATCAACAGTTGTTCCTGATGATACAACTGATGCAACTCCTGTACTAGTTCCACCATCACCTCCTGGAGAAGCTGGAGCAGAAACTCTACCCCCTGTGGAAACAGCACCTGTTCCGCCACCTAAAGTAAATAAAGGTCCAGTCGTAGCACCAGATAAAGATGTAGAGCCACCAGTGACACCTTGTGTATTTGTTGGAGGTTCCCCAACACCGCCTCCACCAGCGCCACCAGATCCAATAACTAAACTTAATAATTCACCGCCTGTAACAGAAAAAACTATATCAGAAATAAAAGCACCTGACGCACCACCGCCACCACCATCTTCAAAGCCAGCTTTATCATAAGCTAAACCGCCACCACCTCCTCCTCCAGCACCAACAGCTTTTTGTATATGTATTTTATTTGCTAGTGCTGGTACTCTATCAGTAAAATTACCAGCAGTGCTAAAGGTTTCAAAAGAAGTTGTTTCAAATATGTTGTAAAATTCTTTCCAAGCTCCGCCTGTCTTTACGTAGCCATTTAAAACTGTTTTGTTTGTAAAACTTGTACTGTCTCTACAGTACAACTGATCAGGATTATCTCCTGATGTATCTAGTATTCTCCAGTCCCCACCATCTTTGACATACATTGGCATGGCACTTTACGATACTTTCAACCAAATATCTCCGTCACTACCACCTGTAGGATCATTTGTGCTTACAGTTCTATTACCATTAGCATTTGAGCCAGCAGTAGCAGAAATAAAAGCTTGAACATCCGATCCAATTGCAACACCTAAATTTGTTCTTGAGGTACCTGCAGCAGATACATCGTTAAGGTTGTTTGTTGGTTTTAGAACATCCGTAACGGCAGCACCAGAAAATTTGTATTTTATAGCTTCATATGTAGGCATATTATTTCTCCAGTAATTTCCAACCGTGAGTAGCACCAGAATATACAAGAGCAAAAGCTGCTCCCTCTGTTGCAACCGTAAGGTCTGATGTTTGTCCATCTATCTTATGACTATTTCTTCCAATAGTCAAATTAGCAGTATCAAAAGTATTTGCTAAATCTACAAATCTTACCTCATCTCCTACACTAGCAGTAGCTGGTAACGTAATTGTAAAAGCCCCTCCTGATGTATCCGCAAATATTTTATCACCAGTAAAAGCTGTATAGGTAGTTGTTTTTGTAACCCAATCACTACCTTGTGTTTGTATTTCAAACCAGTTTGTTCCGTCCGTAGATAGGAATACGTTTCTATTAGGATTAATAACAAATGTATTACCACTTGCTCCTAGTCTTGCTGTTATCTTTTTTGTTGTGCTTGCATTACGCAAGAAATACATTTTTTCAACAGCAGGAAATTGTATAATAAAATCAGTTGCATGACCTGTAAAAACAATCGCTGCTTGTCTTGCTTCGTTTGCTGTCTGTGCACTTGGTCCGTTACCACTTGTAAGAGAGTAAGGGCTACTTGATGATCCTAAATTCTTTGTATAAACACCTGCAATTGACTGTTCTAATGACTGAGAAAAGTTATTATTGGTAATATTACCCCAGTTATTTGACTGTTCACCAGAACCTATAAGCTCTATTTTTAATCTTGATGAAAATGTTGATGCCATATTTTTATCCTAACACATTAAGCCGCTTCTGACCATACCATTGTTGCAGAATCATTTACTTCTTGCCATGAGTATTTCGCTACAGTTC